ATTCAAATAAATGTTCCAGCTATTTTAGATATTGATATTTGTCAAGCCGAGTTATTAGCTAAAAAACTTCAATTGTTAATTGATGATAGAAAAAAATATATGTTAGAATTTTTAAATATTACAGAATGAAAAGTATAACTAACATAATTTATCAAACAACTCGTGAAATTAACAATGTTGAAGATAAGTTAAGAATTGTAGCTTTATTTTTTGTATCACTTTTAATTTGGATGTTCCTATGAAAACATTTTTTACATCATTCTTTCCAGTTGGACTTGTAGCTATTAATACTTATTTAATAACGCATTTACATTGGATAGGTATATTTATCGTTTCTTTCTTAATTTCGCTTTTATGGGCTTTTAATGTATCTAAAATAGCTATTTCAACTACTAACCAAAAACTAACTTATGCACTTGGAGCTGGGTGCGGTGCAATTTGTGGACTAATTATTTTGCAGTTAATTTTGAATTGATTATCTTTACACCATAGTTACGGTCTGAAAATTTGGTAACTTAAAAACATTAGCCTTATGATTGGCGCATTGCTTCAGACCTAATGCAAAAATCGTAAGGCATTTTTATTTTATAGAATTATGAAAACAAACATTAACAAATTAAGAAATCCTAACTTTTTAGGAGGTTGGGATTTAATGGATGAAAATGGTAAAACTATTAATCGAGTTCTTACCATTAAAGAAATTAAAGTAGAAAAAGTGTTTAATCAAAAAATACAAGATGAAACAGACGCTTTAACTTTGTTTTTTACAGAAGCTAAGCCAATGATTCTGAACGCTACAAACAGAAAAACTCTTTGTAAAGTTTTAGGCACAGAATTTATTGAGGATATGGTAGGGCAAAAAATAGAACTTACTACTAAAAAAGTAAAAGCATTCGGAGAAATTCACGACGCAATTAGAATAGTAGCAAGTAAACCAACCCAAACAGAACCAATTCAAATAAATGTTCCAGCTATTTTAGAAAAGTTAAACGCTTGCCAAAATCAAAATCAACTACGTGAGCTTTGGACTTCTTTAAATAAAACAGAGCAAACTAATACAGAAATATTTGCCCTTAAAGAAAAACTTAAAACTACTTTACAATAATGAAAGTGTATTTTGACGTAGAGCAAGGGTCTTTAGATTGGCACTTACTTAGACATGGTAAAATTGGTGGTACAGCTTCAAGCGGATTGTTTGTAAAATCTGATACTTTATTTTATGATTTACTTGCCGAACAAACAGAGCGATTCGACACTGATTTAATTGAAGAAAGTTTTCAAAGCGATGCAATGATGCGAGGTACTGAATTAGAACCAGAAGCAAGAAAGCAACTTGAAATTTATACAGGGCTACAATTTTTAGAAGCTGGTTGGATTCAAAACGATATTGAATTAATCGGAATTTCTCCTGATGGAATTACAGCTGATTTAACATCGCAATGTGAAATAAAATGCCCACAATCTAAAAAGCATTTAAGAACTTGTATCGAAGGAATTATCCCGCTTGATAATATTAATCAATGTATTCACGCTTTTGCGGTTAACTCAAGATTAGAAACTTTATATTTTATGAGTTACCGACCTGAATCAATAAAACCTATATTTGTAAAAGAATTAAAAAGAAATGATTTAGTGAATATAGGAACAAAAGCTAAACCAGTAATGAAATCAGTTGAAGATTGTGTTGCTATAATTCATTCAGAAGCTAAGTTATTAGAAACACAATTAAAAGAAACAATTAATAATCTAAATTTTTAAACATGGAAGTATTAGGAAAAGTTAAGTTAATTAACCCAACACAAGAAGTAAGCGCAAGTTTTAAAAAGCGTGAATTGGTAGTAACAACCGACGAGCAATATCCGCAGCACATTTTAATAGAGTTTGCACAGGACAAATGCGACATATTAGACAACTATCAAGTAGGGCAAAATGTTAAAGTAAGCATCAATTTAAGAGGAAGAGAATGGATTAATCCACAGGGTGAAATTAAATTTTTCAACTCTATCCAAGGTTGGAGAATTGAAAAGCAAGAAAGCAATGAAATTCCAAACGCTTCTTATGTTCCAGAGGTAAAAGTAGTTAATTCAAAAGAAGAAGAACACGACGACCTTCCATTCTAAAACTTTAACTAAAAACCTATTGTTAATTCAATAGGTTTTTTTATATTTGTATTCGTCGAAGCATCACCGACATCGAAAGTATAACGTTAATTAATTAACGTAACCGAGAAACCCTTAACCAATAGTGATGCATTGAGTTAGGGGTTTTCTCTTTTTAATATGTAACATAAATATTTATATATGAGAATTTTAAGAACAGATGGCGGAGGTGAAAACTACGCAGATGAAAGGTTAAGGACATTAAGAAAAATGCTAACTTACCATGAGTTAAAGCATATTTATATGCTACACGACCACAAGGGCGATTTGTGTGTTATTTGGGAAAAACAGCCAACAGTGGAAGAAAAAAACATTATAACTAATGCATGGAAGTTTTTTTGTGAGTACAACATAGAACATAAATTAATAATTTTTAAAGAACTTTAATTTATGGAAAATCAAAAAATATTAAAATTCTTAGAGCATTTTTCAGTAATTACAGTTGGCGAAAATAAAATACCGAACTTCAGTTGGACTAAACAACAAACAGAAAAATTATCTACAACCGAATTAACAAAACGTTTAGAATATAAAGGCGGGAAAACATGGACTGACAAAGACGGAGTTGTTCACGAAATTAAACCTACAACCGCTTTTGGTCTTGTAACTGGTTTTCAAGATTTAGAAGTTTTAGATATTGATTTAAAAGTATTTTCAACAGCTAAAGAACAAAAGGAATTTTGGGAAGAGTTTATAGGATACCTTCAAGATAACATTTTAGACTTTGAAGATAAATTTGTAATTTACAAAACTAAAAACGCTGGGTATCACATTATTTACAAAACAAAACGAATTGAAGGTAATCTTAAATTAGCTAAACTAAAAGGACATAAAGAAGCCGTTATTGAAACTCGTGGGAGGTTCGGATATATTTTTGCATATCCTGAAAATAAAGTTTCTAAAAAAGACTATTTTCAAGTAGAATACATTTCAGACGACGACAGAGAAATATTGTTTTCTTTTAGTCGTATGTATAACTATATCGAAGAAGTTACAATTGAACCAAAAAAAGAAAAAACCGAGTTTTCAACTGGTAACATTACGCCATGGCAAGATTATAACGAGAAAACAAATATTTTAGATTTAGTTCAAAGTGATTTTACAATAGTAGCGAATCATAATAAGAGATACGTTATTAAAAGGCATGGCGCACTTAGTCCACATTCAGGTTATATTTTTAAAGATAGCGGTTGTATGTACCTTTTTAGTACTGGGACAATATATCCGCACGAAAAACTTATAACGCCTTTTGTTGCTTTTACTTATAAATATCATAACGGAGATTTTTCTGAAGCAAGTAAGGAACTTTATAAGCTTGGTTATGGATCACGTATTGAAAAAATTATAAAGGAAAAAGAAAAATCATTACCAAATAACGAAAATCAAATATCAAATTATTTGATAAATGAAAACGACTTAATTTTTCCAATTGACATTTTTCCAAAACCTATACAAAATTACATAATGGAATGTAATACAAAATTAGATTCTAATATTGATTATATGGGTTGTTCTTTACTTTGGCTTATTTCTTTTTGTATAGGTAATTCAATTGAAATGGAAGTAAAAACAGGTTGGAATGAAAAAGTAAGTTTATGGATTTCTTTAGTAGGTAAAGCTGGTATTGGTAAAACTCCGAGTATAAATAATATTATTTTTCCACTTCTTAAAATTAATCAAAGAGAAATAAAGAAATACTATAAACTCTTAGAAGTTTGGGAACATTACAACTCGCTTTCTCCTAAAGATAAAAAAGAATTTCCTTTTGTAGAAAAACCAATTAAAGGTCAATTTATAGCGAATGATATTACTTTAGAGGCATTAGTTGACTTGCACCAAGAAAGTGATAATGCAGTTGGTGTTTTTAAAGATGAGCTTGCAGGATGGCTAAAAGACATGAATAGATATAGGGCTGGGTCAGATTTAGAGTTTTGGCTATCCGTCTGGAGTGGAAAATCCGTTAATCTTAATCGTTTAACTCGTAAAGGTTCTTATGTAGATAAACCTTTTATTCCAGTTTTAGGAGGTATTCAGCCGAATATTTTAAGTCATTTTTATACTGAAGAAAACAAAGATAATGGTTTTATGGATAGAATGTTGCTTTCTTTTCCTGATTCTAAAATTGAAGTTTATAATGAAAATGAATTATCTTATGATGTTTTAGATTGGTACAAAGAAAATATTATTGCTTTTTTTGATAAACTGAAATACGTTATTCAAAGAGATAATGATAATAATATTATTCCTATGACTGCTAAATTTTCAGAAGATGCTAAAAAAGAATGGGTAAGAATTTTTAACGAAATTACAAGTTATCAAAATTCAGATGATGAAAATGAGTATTTAAAATCCATGTACCCTAAACAGAAGTCATACATACCAAGATTCGCACTTTTAATACACGCATTTGATGAAAATTTTAGTGCTGGAGGTAATGTATTAGAAGTATCAAAAGAAAGCGTTTTAAAGGCTGAAAAATTAAGTAAATACTTTATTGCTACGGCTAAGAAATTAAAATTAAATACAGCAACAGTTATTAATTTAAAAACAACTTCTAAAGCTGGTAAAAATAATATTGAAAAATTAAAATTGATTTACGAAGAAAATCCAGATTTCAACAGAAGTCAAACTGCTGAAATTTTAGGAATCAGTAGAATGCAAATAAATAGACTTTTAAAACAAATTGAAGGAAAATAGTGTAACATATTAAAAAAATGTTACACTATGTTACACCTAAATGTTACACCTAAAAATCAATGTTTATAAGGCTTAACAAAGAAAAGTGTAACATATGTTACACGTTACACCTAAAAAAAAATAATTTTAAAAATAAAAAAATAATTAGTAATAACTTAAATTAATATATTATGTCACAAATGGGAGTGTACG